GCTTTAAGAGTTTCAGGTGGATTAGGCGTAGCAAAAGACTTGTTCGTTGGAGATGACGTAAAAGGTTTTGTATCATTAGTTGCTCCTCATGGATCTACTAAAACAATTACAGTTACAGTAGCTGCAAAATCTGCTGCTCATAGATATAACGGTACAGGTTCAAGTTCTGGTTACAAACTAGACGGTGTTGAATCTCCTTTCTTAACTTTAACTCCTGGCAGAACTTATAAGTTTGATCAAGCTGATGGTACAAACTCTGGACATCCTTTAAGATTCTATTATGAAGCTGATAAAACTACTGCATATACTACAGGAGTTACTACAAGTGGTACACCAGGAAGTTCAGGTGCTTATACTCAAATTGTTGTATCAGATACTACACCTCTCGTATTACATTATCAATGCAGCACTGGCGGTCATGCATATATGGGTAATTCTGTTTCAACAAGTTCTTCAGCAGCAACTAGATTAGATCTTGCAGGAACAGCTGTTACAGCTTCAGGCGCAGAAATTAATGTATTAGACGGTGTAACTGCAGGAACAGTTACTGCTTCAAAAGCTTTGGTTGTAGATGCTAATAAGGACTTAGGAACTATTAGAAATCTTACAATTGACGGAACATTCTCTGATGGTAACTATACATTTGATACAAGCGGTAACGTTAGCGGCTTAGGAACAATTAGTTCTGGAGCAATAACATCAACAGGAACATCAACATTTGCAGGAGGAATTACTCCAGCAGCTGCAGATGGTGCAGCATTAGGTTCTGCTTCTGCAGAATGGTCTGATTTGTATCTTGCTTTAGGTGGTCAAATACTCTTTGGTAATCAACAAAAAGTTACAATGACTCATGAAGAAAACAAAGGGCTTAAGCTAAAGAATGTTAATACAGGTGATGGTAATCCTTTCGCTTTAACACTTCAAACTGGCGAAACTGATATTCAAGCTGATGATGTAATTGGTAAATTAGACTTCCAAGCACCAGATGAAGGTACTGGAACAGATGCAATTCTTGTTTGTGCTGGAATCGAAGCTGTTTCTGAGGGCGATTTTAGCTCTTCTAATAACGCAACTAAACTTTCATTTAAAACTGCAGCTAGTGAAGCTGCTGCTGAAAAGATGAGCTTAAGTTCAACTGGTAATCTAAAAATCTTAGGTGATATTATACTAGACGATGGTGGTTCATTAAAAGAAGCAGGTGGAACAGCTGCTATAACATTTGATGGAGATGGACACGTAACGAAGATTGGTCAAGATTCACCTTCAAATGACGAAGTATTGACTTGGGATGGAACAAATTCAAGAGCAATTTGGGCAGCTGCAAGTGGTGGTGGTACAGCTACTGATCTTACAAAGACATCTGGTAATATTACTATTGATTCTCAAGCTAATGACTCTGATATTATATTTAAAGGTACAGATAATGGTTCTGATATAACCATGTTGACTCTAGATGGTTCAGATGCTGGTACTGCAATATTTAATAATGATATTAGACTACAGAGTGATGCATCTATTCTTTACTTTGGTGCAGATGGTGATACTAGAATTACTCATATACATGAGCAAGGTTTGGAAGTTAGAATAGACAGTCCAGGAAATGATGAGCCTGTATTCTCTCTATTTACTACTAACTCTTCTACAAATGGACCTACTCTAAGATATCAATCAAATAGTACTTCTCCTGCTCAAGGTGACACTATAGGTCAATCTCATTATAAAGGAAAAAATGCTGGTGGGTCTCATGTAAATTACGCTAAAATAACAGGTGGCGTTGAAACTACAACATCATCTTCTGAGTCTGGTAATATTGAAATGTTGGTTTTGGCAGGCGGAACAGAAACTGTTGCTGTTAATGTTGAAGGTACATCAACTGCTGGCAAAGCAACTGTAGATCTTCCTGATCATGATGGTTCAGCTGGTGGTTTAAAGCTTGCTGGTACATTAGTTACTGCAACTGCAGCAGAACTTAACTTGTTAGATCTTAGTACTGCATCAGGAGCTAGCTCATCTACTTATCTAAGAGGTGATGGTTCATGGCAATCAGTAAGTGGTGGCAGTAGCTTACCTCCAGAAGTTAAGGCAGAGACTACATCAAACTTTACAGTTTCTCTTTCACCATCTTCAGCATCTTTCAACAGTTTAGAAGTTATCTATGCAGTTAGTAATGGTAGTACTGCAGTTACTGCAACATTACCAACAGCTGTGGGTATTGAAGGCAAAAAGGTTCATATCAAGAGATTGGGTACTGCTAATGTTACTGTTGATGGACACAGTTCTGAGACAATTGATAATTCAGCAACATTTGTACTAACTACTCAATACAGCTCAGTAACAATGATTTCTGACGGTTCAGATTGGATTATTATTTAATTTAAACAATAGCTAGAAATAATAATAATCTATTCAGTTTAAATCTTTCTACATAATTATAAACGTATATAAATTTAACAAAAATCATTAATTTTATAATTATATAGAAAGTAGTAAAATGACTTATATAGTTATATAGTATCGAATGGATCATCTTCAGCAGAATATCTTGAAATATATGATTATGGTGGAGGAGCTCAAAATTGGAGTCATGGTAATAATATTGATTATGCTGTTTATATGACTAACGTAGGCGCCGGTGAATTAGTACATTTTATGGCTCAGGATTAAGTAGGCTTTCTGGACATGGTCAGTGTAGTGTAAACTTAACAAATGTTTATCGACACGTTAAAGTTACAAAAATATCATAATAATTATAATTAGATATTAACAAAGGGTAATTTTTTAATGTCATACTTTAACAAACCATATATGGAATTTTTTGATGAAGGTGATCCTTTAACATCATCTTATCCTGCACTTTTACTATGGGTACCAGAAACTTCTATAATTCATAATAGTATTTCACCTGAAGAGATAGTACGATATGAAGACATATCTGACAAAAGTAGTTTTCATTCACAATGGAATTCT